TGTCATGGCTGACAATCTAAACATTGACTTGAAAGATAACGATGGTGGTTTTAACTGTGGTAAGCCAGCAGGCTACATTCAAGACTTCAAGTCGCTGCCTGAAAAGACTCAAGACTTGATCAAACAGATCAAACGAGTGCGTGTAATCTTTGGCACAGTTGAGTTGGTTAATCCTACGGATGATCAAGGAAACTCTGTCGAACTAGGCTCTACTCCATTTATATGGGAAGTAGACAATCGTGATGCTTTCAAAGGTTGGGGTGAGGTGTTCTCTACTTTCGCCAAGCAAAAGAGATTGCCTATTCAACATATTGTAGAAGCCGCTACAGAAGAGCGTCCATTGCCTAATGGCAATAGTTTCTTCTTGCCTGTGAACACTGTAAACCTGACCAATATCGTAGATATTGAACAGTCTGACCAAGAGTTGTTTACTGACTTCATGGCATGGGTTCAAAACTACAATGAATACATCATTAATACGTATGCCGAAAAAGCTACAGCGCATAATGATGAGGATGATATTGAGATTACTGACAGCTTGTCAGATATGATTGATATTGACGACGAAGAGGTAGTGCAATGAACCATCCTGCTGAACTGGCGTTGCATAAGTACATGGAGAGTGCTGCTAATGGAAAGTCCACAATGTCTGTGGAAACTATCCAGCAAGTAGGACAAGATGTAATGTGCGCACTTGCGCGTCAGTTTGGTGGGGGCAATAAGCGTGACGAGTTTGGTCTGCGTATGTCTAATGTGGGCAGACCATCTTGTCAGCTTTGGTTTGAAAAAAATGAACCAAAAAAAGCATTGCCGCTACCTACAACATTTGTTATGAACATGATGATTGGAGACATCGTTGAAGCTGTCTTCAAAGGTTTACTTACAGAAGCGGGGGTAAAGTATGAGGACGATGACAAAGTTACGCTCAACCTTGATGATGATACATCCATCTCTGGCACCTATGATGTTGTTATTGACGATGCTGTTGATGATATTAAGTCCGCATCTAATTGGTCGTACACTAATAAGTTTGAATCCTTTGACACTCTTAGACAGGGTGATGCTTTTGGGTATGTAGCACAGCTTGCTGGCTATGCAAAGGCATCAGGCAAACGTGCTGGTGGCTGGTGGGTAGTGAATAAATCTAATGGTCAGTTTAAGTACGTGCCAGCGACAGGTATGGATGTAAATAAAGAGGTAGAAAAAATTAGGCAAACGTCTGACACTCTAAAAGAAAATAGGTTTGAGCGTTGTTTCGATGCTGTTCCTGAAAAATTTAGAGGTAAAGAGACAGGCAACATGGTGCTAGATCAGAACTGCGTATTTTGTAAATACAGGTTTTCTTGCTGGCCTAATCTACAGGAACTACCATCTGTAATGTCACAGGCAAAGCAACCAAAGACTGTTTCATATGTAAGTCTGGCAGAAAAATATGCCTAATCACAAAGCGTTTCGTGCAGCACGGAAGTACGGATACAGGAGTGGTCTTGAACACAAGCTGTCTATATATCTAGACGAACTCAAGATAACTTATACATATGAGAAGTTAAAGATTGAGTGGGAAGATTTAGCTTACAGGACATATACTCCTGACTTTGTGTTACACAATGGCATTATTATTGAGACAAAGGGAATGTTTACTGCGGCTGACAGGCGCAAACATTTAGCTGTAAAAAAACAACATCCACAGCTTGACATTCGTTTTGTCTTTGAGAATAGTAGAAGAAAGCTGCGCAAAGGTGCCAAGTCAACCTATGCTGAGTGGTGTATTAAGTACGGCTTTAAATATTATGATCGTATCATACCGGAAGATTGGCTGAAAGAAAAAGGAAAGAACAAACACCCGAAGTTTATCAAGTTTAGTGGGACTAAAGTGAAAAGGAGGTAGACATGGAATCAATTGAAGAAGGTGACTTTGTAATTCGCATCCGGCCATCAGAGGTGGATGGAGAGTGGACAGGAGAGGTAGACATATCTATTATATCACAAGCTAATAATCCACTTAATGATGAGGGATATACACAGCTAATGCATTTTTGCAAAATGATGTGTGCCACTATTCCTCTAATGGAAATGGATAGTAGACTTCGTGAGTTAGTCCACAATTATGTTATGGAAGTTGTTGACAATGAAGATGAAGACGTGCTAGAAGATGATGAGGGCGTTATCATTACTAAAGAAGATGGCAACGTGGTACACTTGAGTTTTGGTAGTAAGACGAAAGGAAATGCATAATGAGGCACGAAGCATATATGAAGAGGGCTGCAGAGTTAGAACAAGCAGCTAAAGAAGCCTATGGTAATGTGGATATGGTCAATAGTCCACCACACTACAACAAAGCTGGTGTAGAGTGTATCGAAGGTATACGAGCCGCTACAGGTGATGGATACGAATATTATCTACAAGGAAATATTATGAAGTATCTGTGGCGGTATCGTTACAAGAATGGCACAGAGGACTTGAAGAAAGCACAGTGGTATCTTGATAAACTAATAGAAGAAGTAGAAGGCTGTTACGATGAAAGTTAAAGTCTTCATTACAATTGAAATAGACCCGGAAGAGTATCCGGTTCCTGCCGATGAAGATGTCGGCATTGAGATTGAGGACGGCATACGTGAATACTTTTATGATGTTGACGGTGCAGAAATCAAACATATAAAAACATTAACGGAGTGACGAGATGAACAACTATTTACCGACGGACTATCAAAACTTTATTGCTCTTTCCCGATATGCTCGTTGGAAAGAGGACGAGCAACGAAGGGAGACATGGAGTGAAACAGTCGAAAGATATTTTGATTATATTACTAGGCATCTGGTCACTAAACATGACTATCAGCTTTCTGATTCACTGAGGGGTGAACTAGAGGAAGCGGTGCTTAATCAAGACATCATGCCAAGCATGAGAGCGTTAATGACCGCCGGTCCCGCACTGGATAGATGCCATGTCGGCGGTTACAATTGCTCCTACGTACCAGTGGATAATCCTCGCGCTTTTGACGAGACGATGTATATCCTCATGTGCGGCACTGGTGTAGGCTTTTCTGTGGAACGTCACCACACAGATAAGCTGCCTGTCGTCAACGAAACCATGCATGACACTGATACTGTCATCAAGGTTGGCGACTCACGTCCGGGCTGGGCCAAATCCCTGCGAGAACTAATCTCGCTTTTGTACGCAGGGCAAGTACCACAATGGGACACGTCAGCGGTTCGTCCTGCTGGCGCACGTCTCAAGACTTTCGGTGGTCGTGCGAGTGGCCCAGCCCCACTTGAAGAACTATTTAGATTTACAGTGGAGATGTTTAAGAAAGCATCAGGTCGTCGTCTATATCCGATTGAGTGCCATGACTTGATGTGTAAGATTGGTGAAGTTGTAGTTGTTGGCGGTGTACGCCGCAGCGCACTCATCAGCCTGTCTAACCTGAACGATGATCAAATGCGCCACGCTAAGTCAGGTCAGTGGTGGGAGAATGAAGGCCAACGTGCATTGGCTAACAATAGCGTTGCCTACAAAGAAAAGCCAGAGATGGGTACGTTCATGCGAGAGTGGGTGTCTCTGTACGAAAGTAAGTCAGGTGAGCGTGGCATCTTCAACCGCCAAGCTGCTAGGAAACAAGCACAGAAAAATGGTCGTCGTGACATAGACCATGACTTTGGCTGTAATCCATGCAGTGAAATTATATTGCGGCCATATCAGTTCTGCAACTTGTCTGAAGTTGTCGTGCGTTCATCGGATACACAACAATCATTGACAGAGAAAGTTCGTCTGGCTACCATTCTTGGCACATTCCAATCTACGTTGACAGACTTCAAGTATCTGCGTAATATATGGAAAAAGAACACAGAAGAAGAGAGGCTACTTGGTGTATCTCTTACTGGTATTATGGATAATGCAATGATGTCAGGTAAGTCAGCACACCTTGGCATGAACATAGGTGCCACACTAAATGCTCTGCGTGTAGAGGCAGTAAAAACAAATGCCGACTTGGCTGCGGAATTAAATATTCCCATCTCTACAGCGATTACATGTGTAAAGCCTAGTGGCACAGTATCACAGCTTGTGGACAGTGCTTCTGGTATCCACGCTCGTCACAACCCGTACTACATTCGTACAGTACGGGGCGACAATAAAGACCCGCTGACACAGTTTATGATTAGCGCAGGTGTTCCATCTGAACCAGATGTAATGAAGCCGGACAGCACAACAGTGTTTAGCTTCCCCATGAAGTCACCACACAATGCGGTCACTAGGTTTGACATGTCTGCTATTGAACAGCTTGAGTTATGGTTAGTGTATCAACGTCACTGGTGTGAACACAAGCCATCTGTTACTATCTCTGTGAAAGAGCATGAGTGGATGGAAGTAGGCTCGTGGGTGTACGAACACTTTGATGAAGTGTCTGGTATCAGCTTTTTGCCATTTAGTGAGCATACATACAAGCAGGCACCCTATCAGGATTGCACTGTAGAAGAGTATGGCGAGATGCTGCAACGTATGCCAAAGGGAATTGATTGGACATGGTTGCAGGATTATGAGAAGGAAGATACCACAACAGGTGGACGTGAGTTGGCTTGCACAGCAGACGCATGTGAAGTAGTAGACCTGAACGCAGCATGATTGAAGGTGCAGACATGCCGAACTGGTGGCAGTGGTGGTTGTTATTCGCCATCACTGTCAACACCTCCATCAATGTGGTCGTGTTCTTCAAGCATAGGTTCAGACAGAAAAAGGGGGTTGACACATGAGTGAGAAAAGAGTAATGTGGAAACAGGGTGACGGATGGGTACAGTACAATCCACCAAAGCATCACCCATCTTACGAAGAATGGATGAAGAGAAAGGAGAAAGAGAATGAGAACAAAGATGATTAACGTGTTGAAAAATCACGCACAATCGAATGTCCATCTGCACATGATGAACATCGAAGCCTATCTTAAAAATCCTGCTGGTATCGGTGAACACTCTGATATTATGGAAGCAATACAGGGTGAACTAGATAAGATGGCTGTGCATGAAGACCGCCTTGCAATTCTCAAAAACTGGCCTGAAGGAGACTAATTATGCTAGAGGATCAGCACTATACTAAGAGTGACGCCGTATATGAAGATGGAGATTGGTGGTACAAAAGTCCTAGTGGATATCGCCAGCGTGTGTCTACACATGCAGCAAAGAATACTAATCGCATGTTTGTCAACGGAAAATACATTCCTAGTTCACATCCGCTGCACAAGCCGGGACGTTACAAGTCGCTAGATGACGCATGGTCACATAAACAAATTGAAAGCACCTCACAAGGCGAGGTGTACATTATAGCTAATGATGCTTGGCCTGAGTGGGTAAAAGTTGGAAAGGCTGTGTCATCTGAAGATCGACTTAACGGTTACCAAACCTCGTCACCTTTCCGTGATTATTCTGTCATTGCTACCTTGACAGCGGAAGATCGACATGCTAAAGAACGTGAGATGCACAAAACTTTTGCGCACTTTTCTGAAGAGCGTCGAGGTGAGTGGTTCAAGATTGATCGTGTAAAAGCTATCAACATCTTTAACATACACGCAACAAATAAACTGAACGAGGAGTTACAGGATGAACAAAAAGCTGGATCAAAATTATAAGGATGGCTACCAATCCTTTTCCCGCACGGAAAAACGCAATACGAGGTATCACGTGGTAGCTAATCCTTTGAAGAAAAATACCACGCCGTGGCGTGAATGGCAGCGGGGATGGGAGGCCGCATACTTCGACAATCTGGAGAAACTAAATGGACTTAGAGCAAGAAGCTAAAACTTGGATGAGGGAGAAATACATGTATGGTATAACAGGGACAGCATACCAAATAGCAGCTTGTGATACTGCTATCTTTCCTAAGAACAAGGCCATGGAGTATTTAACTCTTGGCCTTACTGGAGAGGCGGGAGAGATTGCCAACAAGGTTAAGAAGTTTATCCGCGACGGCGCACCACCTGACGAATACGAGGCTAAAAAAATACAGATTGCGTATGAGATTGGGGATGTAATGTGGTACTGTGCTGTTCTTGCTGAAGAACTTGATATGGATTTAGGTCACATTATGGAAAAGAACTTGGAGAAATTAGCCGACAGAAAGAGGCGCGGCACATTAGCTGGTTCAGGTGATACACGTTAGCGGCGCGACATAAGACCGCCACGTTTGTATCCCTCATAATCTGGATCAATCTTTACATTTTTTGCCAGCACAAGTGGTCCTATTTGTATGACTTCATCTGCTTCAGTTACCACACTTCCGATGTCATGTTTATCTGTGGCTCTACGCAAATAAAAGGTTCCTAACCTACGGGGGTCGAATCCTACTTGTGACCATTCAGGATCGTCAAGTAGTTTTTCAGCCATATCTCGTAGGTTTTCTTCTGATGTATCTTTATACCTACCAGAAATTGTAGCATATCCTGTTTTTGGCTGCTCTCCCTTTCCGATGCCCTCGCTAGTCTTTTGGGACGCAATAAACTTTACAGGTTTATTGTCACCAGATTTATAATGTATGGCTTTTGCGTAGGTTGTAACTCCTTTTCCATCGGCAGTTTTTACGGCAGGTGATGTGCCAGCAACGATCCATGTATCATAGGATTGATATGCTGGAATATCTAAACGGCCATGAAACATATCTCCATCCTTTAAAGTTGTGCGCTTTACTCCAAGTTTATCTGCATCCTTTTCAGAAAGCAAGAACAAACCGTTTTCTCTTTGTGTAGGCTTCAATGCAAACACCGTAGCTTTAGAACTAGGTTGACGTGGTAACTCTGTCCATTCTGTTATTGGCTTATTTTCTGCTACATTTTTTAGATGCTGCTCTCTTGTCAAAATTTTGTTGTCAATTAAATCTCTTGCAGACTGCTCCAGTTCTGGTGTTCGCCTTACTACACTTCTACCAGTTGCGTCACGATCTTCTGATACTAAAGTTTTTGCTGCAGCTTGCCACTCTTCTGGTGTTTCAAGTTCATCAAGCTGACTAAAGATTTCGTCATACTCTTTATTGGCAACTTGACGTATGCTTTTCTTAGCAGCTTTAGCACCTACACGAACGCCGGGAAGCATACCCGCTCCTGTGAGTCCGGCATACATCACACCCATTCCCACTTTCTTTGGATCACGCTCCTCAACCCCCGCATAAACAAGATCACGTATAGTGCGTAGGTCTTCTGGAAGTTCTGCTATTCCTTTAGCAGTGCTTACTACGGGAGCAATGTCTGTAGCCAAATCAGCCGTTTGCTTCATGCCCTCAACAAATTCTTCTTTTCTTTGCTCCGGCGTCATCTCTGATCTATCAACAAGACCACCCTCGTTCATGCTGCGAGAGGCTAATTCTATAATACGTTTAATGTCACGATGACCCATTCTGTGTGTGCCATACATGTTTATTGATATATTTGGTCTACCTCTAACACCACCTTCTACCTGAATACCTGATTTTTCAAGTTGGCTTAACTCCTCTGCAGAAAAGTTTGATCGTGGTTTGTGACGAAGTAAAGCGTCTGCCAACACTCTATCCGATATATTACGGGTTGTCATTGTGGCTCTGGAGTCTGGTGATGTGAAACTTACATTTGCTCTTTCTTTAGAAATCTGGAAAAGAGTATCCATCAAGTTTCTTTTCTCTCCCGGCGGTAGTATCCGGGACGCACCAAATAATCCACCACGAATATCTGCATTAAATATACGATCAAGGGCATTGTCCACGCCGCCACGCGCACCATACTGTTCAGTGTATTGACCTAATTTAAAAATATCATTTAGGTTTTGCAGGTAGTCATCATAAAATCTTGTGGCCTCTCTTATCTGCATCGCGTCACCTAAAGTTTCATCGTTGTATGGTACGGAAAGCTGATCGCCAGTTTTTCTCAACGACACTCCTTGTGCGCTTAAACTATTGATATTTTCATTTACTTGATTAAACGTAGCCTGTGACGCAATCACGCGACGACGTGTTGATTCAATATCACTGCCGCGCATGTCCGCTACAGAAAATGATTCTGGGCTGCTTCTCTGGCCTGTAATACCGCTTTGCAAACGGGTGTCAAAAGTATATTCAGGTGACTCAAACGCCTCTCTCTGTCTTGCCCTTAACACCGCTCTTGCTTTTCCACTTATAGGTTTCCCTCTCATTATATCTTTAAGAGGTCTAAGATCAGCCGCAGACTCTAACGTAGGTGTTCTGCCATAAGTGCTGACAACTTCATCAAGCGGTTCATCCACTATTTTAGGTTCAGTGGATAGTCTTCTTAAATCTAAATCTTCTGGATTTTGAAATGCTATTTCACTTTCAAGGTGTACACTTTTGGGCAGACTAATACCTGCACGTTCTCTAGCTGCAGCAGCTATAAGTTCACCTCTGCTCATGCCTACTC